TGAGGACGGTGGTGATTAGTCTTTGAAGGACATCCATAGTGATTATCAAAAATAAAATCCGTGCTTCTCAACAAATTGTTCCATCAATGGGTTTGTCCCTGGTTGCCCTCCTCCGTGTCCGCAGAAATGTGCAATAAAATCACCCTCCTCCCAATATGAATTTACTGGGTGTACCATGCTATTAAATTCCTTTGCTGGCATTACTTTTATAGGGAGTCTGTCAAGATTATTATTTACATATGATTGCCAAACTTGGGGGAGTGATTCCCATGTTGGCTGCTCTCTATCAATTTCTCTGCAAAACTCCTTTGTCTTTTCTGTAGAGTTAAGCATAACCACTCCGCAATTTACTTTTATGCTTGGGTGTATTTCTTCTTTACAAACAATTACATCATCTCCCATAGCACAAATTTCCTCCAATCTCTTACTGAAATTGGTAATCAAAGTGTCTGCTCCTAACATGAAAATTGCATCATACCAATCAAGGAGCGCCTCCATCTTGGGCATTTTTGTGTGCGATTCCTCATAAGAACACATCTCCCTCATAAGGTCATATCCGTTCGCAAAGGCATACATATTGTGATTTGGGGCTGACATTAAACTCACGTTTCCGCAATAGTGGGAGTGAGTTGTGTATATGAGTATCTTCATTTTATAGCCCAATCATCAACAAGGCGCAAGATACAACATATTTTTTCCATTAACAATTTGAGAATGTTTTGTGCAGAGCATTTTTGTGAGATAGTTGTTTTACATTTGTCCTATAATTTATGAAAATCAACATAGCTATTTCGGCCTACAATAGGCCAGAATACTCTCAACGCTCCATTGCTGCCATATTTGGAGCAAAGGGATTTACACCCGACAAGTATCGCATATTCTGCGCTATTGATTGCCATGCAGACGGCTCGTTCAATCAGGAGGTGTACAACATCTATCAGTTCTTTGGTGTGATTCCTGATGTTGCCGAACAGAAGCGTGGATGTAATTACAATGTAAGACGGGCATTAGAACTTGCATGGGAAGACAACCCCGATTTTGTTCTGATGATTGAGGATGATATTATCATTTCTGATGATGCTCTTCAATACATTGAGTGGGCAGCAGAGAAGTACAAGGACGACTATTCTGTTCATACCATTGGCCTATGGGGGCATGACAATCAACCTTCGCTTCCTATTTCCCCAAAAGACTATGGGAAAGTGATGCGCCAAAACTATTTCACTTGCTGGGGATGGGGCACATGGAGAGACAGATGGGAAGAAATGTTTGCCACATGGACAACGGGAAGCGACCATAGAGATACATCATGGGATGTTGTTATTAGTAAGCATTTAGGGGAAATGGACGAAATACTTCCGGTTATATCTCGTGCCTACAACTGCGGAGAGCATGGAGGAACGCACAGAGGCTCCGCATGGCCTGGAATTGTAGCATCAGGAATTGTCCCTCCCGATGAGCCAATAAAATACTATGAATACCTTGTCCCTAAAATAAAAACCGAATGGCCTGTTTATGTCATTCTTGGCCGGTTCGGAGACATTTACATGGTGTGCAAAAAACTCAAACAGCCTTCCATCATTTGTTGCATGAGTCAATTTGCCCAAATTGTCTATGACTTATTTCCACAACATGAAGTGTATGAGCTTGGGGCCGAATTTGCACGAAACCCTACAATGGCAGCAACAATGTGTACAATGAAATGGCCGGACAAAAAAATTATTATATGCCAACAAGATGGGCAAGACCCAAAATTGGTTTTACCCTTTAGAAGTTTTCAAGCATTTCAGGAATATTATGCACAACTTTAAGAAAGCCGTTGTTGCCCTTGATGGCAGCTCAAGCAAAATCACGGACAAGAACATTCTGATTAACACTCGTTATGCTCTTACATCTTTGGGCATTCCGTTTGAAATCTACAAGCCACACACGGATGGGTTCAAGCGTCTTCATAGGGATATGAACCAAGAAGACACTTTGTACATCCTAAACGACAGCTTGCAATTCCATCTGTGCGAAAAGCCTCATATACTTATTTCCCGGAGCGCACCTTGGGTTCAGGCTACGCCAAAGCCATCCACAATTGGGATATTCACTCAAGAAATGATAGGGCATGATGCGGCTCAAATGATTGCCTGCATAGCCAAGAACACTTCTGTTAGGCAACACTACGACCTAAACCGAGCCACCACATACATTCTTGTCAATGACTATCAGGTGACAGAAACACATACACTCGGCAGATATGGACTTGCCGCCTATTCATGGAGCAAGTTGTGTACAATGGACATTCATGCCTCTCTATTGCTTCATTCATCTGAAGAATGGCCTATGCTTAATGAAATGCTATTAGAGGGAATACAATGTTTCACACACCCTGACGACCTTTTGATTATTATGAACCGGGACATTTGTCTTGTTCCAGAAGCCACAGGAATTATCAGGGCGCACATGGACACGCACAATCTTGAGGCTTGCTATGCAAAAAGAGTAGATGTGATAACAGAAGGATTGCTTGATTTTAAGGCAATTAAAGATAAGCCTGTTTATGAAGGAATAGACCTCTTTGTTTTTCGCCCCAATGCCTCGTGCGTAGCTGATATTATAGATGTTCCATTAAGGCTTGGAAGAGCAGCTTGGGATAATTTTTGGGCTGATGTAGTGAAACACAAACTTCCATACAACATATGCTATCATTTGCCTCATGGAAGCGAATGGGTTACACAATCAGGTACTGAAGGAAATACCCAAAACTATTTAGCCATTTCTCAACACTCAAAGCCTCACCACATGAGTATAGAACATTATGAAGGATATTTTGCAGATGTCAAATAAAACACAAATAGCCGCCCTCTCGTGAAGGGCGGCCTCCTTGTCTCAATGACTCTTCTAATTAGCTAACGGTAGAAGCTCCGCCAGCAGTGATGATGTTGGCTACGCTATGCTTTACAGCAGCCTTTCCTACACCACCTCCATTGAGCTGATAATCAAACACGCTTGAAGCGGTTGTTCCGGTTTTGGAAGCGAGTGTCAGCCAGTTGATTTGGTCTGTGTTATAAACGAAAAAAGCAGAACCACCCACTACAGAAGTTGCTGTCTGAGGGTTGGTGGTGGTCATCATTTTAAGAAGTGCCATTGAGAATAAAGTTTTTTAGTGAAGCCCAAAATTACAAAATCTTTGGGGCATCATAAAAAAATTTTCATTACACTCTCACCCTCCTCAGAAATGTACCCCTTGGGAATAGCCTCCTAACATCACTCTGTGGGGCTCCGCTAAACGAAAGTGGATTGCTATATTCGTTCACGTTGTACTCATAGAAATGAACCATAATGATGGACATCGTGGCATCACTCTTAGTCCTGTCTGTTATATCAAACTGCATATTGTCATTTATGCTTGCCAGGAATGGATAGCGGATTGGCTCTTCTGCAATCTTGTATGTATGATCCCCTAAGAACAAACTATCCCCTCTAAGGAAATCATTAAAATACGTTGCCCCTCTTCTGACAACATCACTTCCGGCTCCTTCTCCCCCTGTGTGTATTCCGGTGGTTTCCCATTGAATTTGCGTAGGGGAGGTTTCATTCAGAATTTCGGCTTCCCGAAGAAGGAATCCTCCATAGCCCCTTGCGTTAAAGAAGTTTTCTACAGCAATGGAAGCGTTATTTTCGATAACAATGGGCATACTATAATAAATAGCAGCCATCAGAAGTTGCTCCATGTCGTAATGGCTGTCTGGGCTTCTGTTGGCAAAAGATAGAAATACGGATGGTGTTGGAAAGTATCCCGGCATATCCCTTCCCGTTGTGTCACGCTCCTTCCTATTCTGCTCTTCATGGTAGCGATTGTAATAAAGCTTTCCCGTTACAGCCATTTTAGAGCCTTTCTTTTTAGTGCTGGCTTTCAAGTATGGGTCAACCCCAAATGCGCCTATCTTGCCATTGGCAGGGGCTTTAACTCCTCTTCTTGATTGGGTTTTGTTTATAAGATTGGGAGGCGGCTCCCAGGTTCTTTCAAAGGGACCATTAGCATCTTCCTTCCATCCGACAATACTGCGCTCCCTTACATCCAGCCAATAGAAATAACCTCTTCTGATTCTGTTCTGAACCTCCGGAGTATCTGCCGTCCTTTTTAGGGCTTGCAGAATCGTGACATCAAATGGGCAATGCTCATTAAGGCTATTGAAAGCATCAGCCGGAGTGAATGGGTTTTGGCGGCATTCTTCAGCATAGAGGTCATCAAGCCCAGCGTCAAGCAACTGCTGGCGATCACGCATCAGCTTTTCTTTCGCCCCGATTCTTTCATCATGTCCATGCCTTTGCATCCAATCCCATTGCTCATCATCAGGATGGTCTACAATGTCATTTCCATAAGCATCTGTCCATCCCGGTAAGCCCATATATGCTGGAATGAAAAGACTTATCAGTTTGTTCGTGGTGGTGGGATACTTGCCGTTCTGCCGTGTTTCAAGGTCGGCTTGCTCATAAAACTTTTGGAATTCCGCTCCACCCTGGTCGCCCTCTTCTGTTGTTGTAGGGAAGAACGCAAAGCCCCTCTTGCGGCCATTCACCATCAAAGCCCTCACTTGCTTACTCCACCACTTGGTTATCTGCACAAGCACCCACTTACCGCCCTCATCGGCAAATAGACCGTTAAGACGTTTACCATCCCATCCTCGTTTTGTCAAGGCACGCAGCCTTATAGAACCTCCGAGTGCTTTGGAAACGCTGGTAGTTTTCTTAGTTTTCGACTGCCTCTCCGGTGGCTCAACAAGAAGCAATTCGTTCTTGTTCATCCGGTGTACCGGAATGAGCCATATGGGCAGCGCATTTACAGGCTTTGCAATGAGTTCGTCAAAGTTCTCATCTGCAAGCTTTTGATCCGAGGAAGAAAGTCCTATGTTCTGCTTTTCGGCTCGTATGGCAAGCCAAAACATTATCAGGTGACCCCATGTAGACAAACCCTCCTGACGGCCTTTCAAATAGACAACACCAAGTTCCTTGTGATGCTGATAAACATTCCAGCAGAAATGTAAAATCTTTCTCTGCCTTTCACGATATTCAAGGAAGCCATCATTGCTTTCTACGGCTGGTCTCCAATAGTTCAGGCCAAAGTACATCCAAGGATTGAGCCATGTTAGGACACCCCTTATGTACACCCACTCTCCGGAATGGAATATCTTTTTAATCTCTTCTTTTATAAACTGCTGCTGAAGAGGAGTGTAATGAATAGAGCCATCCGCTTGTATCTGGCTTTTCTCAATAGCCATATACTCAGGGATGTGAGTGCGTTTATACTTTGCTTTAGGGTCTCCGTATCCGGGAATAACCGTCAGGTCTTCCGGGATGGGAGGTGTAATACACTTGAGATTCCAAATGGTTTCCTCAAGACGCTTATTCCTTAATTCTGTATTCTTTCCAAGCATCGTTCTTTCTGCGAAGAGCCTCTTTCATTTCAACAATAAACCGCTCTACAATGCTTTTGCAAAGTAGCACCCTTGCGCTGTTCTGTAAGTTAGGCAACTTTCTTGAAAGTCTGTCTATAGCATAAAACATAGACATCATTTCTTTTTTCGCCTGGTATGCCTTCCAGTCCCTTTCCAAAAGGCTGCTGTATGGGAATGCTCTCAAGCCTTTTTTAAACAATGGCTTCCCAACTTCATACTCTAAAGAAGGATGGACATATTCTTTAGATTCATTAACCATTTTCATGTAAGCCTTCCCGCCCTCCACTTTCACCACTTCCCATTTTGCGGTAGCGTGTAGCCCTTTGAGGTAGATAAAATCTCCTTCTTCTATCTGCTTTATCCGCTTCGGAATAGCCCTTTTCATCTTTCACTCGTTTTAATATCCATTGTGTTTTACTCTCTTTTATCAGGATGAAACATCCACGATACATATGCTTTATGTACTTCCTGAATTCCACATACGTTTTGCTGACAAATGTGGATTTGCTCACAGGAACAAGATAACCAAGAGGAACATCCCATAGAATTCTGCTTAATATTATAAACTGCTCCCTCTTAGGCTTCCTCCGTTTCTTTTGCTTTTCCTTTACGAGTACTACTTTCATTGTTCACCTCTCTTAAAGCAGCCTCAAGCGCACCTTCGCCAAAGTCACTTTCTATCTTGCCGGCATTGAAGTCGGCTTCAGCAACCTCATTCTTCTTAAACAAATCATCAGCCATTCTGCGGATTTCATCCATCACAGGCTTCAGTTTTAAACTATTGTCTATTTTGGTTTTGTAAGAAGAGTTTTCATTGCTTGCCTTCCCTTCTCCGGAAGATTCTGGAGTGCGGATGGAGTCGCAGACATTGTGATACATCATCACCATAGACCAATAGGCTTCGGCCTTTATATTGAAGAGGAAATATTCTCTGCTTGCCTCCCGGAGTTCTTCATCACTCAGAGAGTAGCCCAGCCTCCGTGTAGTTTCCGCCACCCTGCCCTCCCAAGTCAAACTCAGGGGTATTGAGTCGGAGTAGATTAGACTTACCCACTGCTTCACTTTTTCGGACATTTTCCCTGAACTTAGTGAGGATGTACTTTGCTCCTCGGAATGTTTCTTCTTTAACTTCGCCATTTTCTATCTCTTTTAGCAGTTTTTCATATATCTCCATAATTGCCGGGAGCGCACCAATAAGGAAGCTGTCTCCGGTGTTTCCTATGCCGGTGGCTACAAGAACATTACTTTTCCTGACGTAAACTTCGTAGCATTTAAGCGTTTCATTAAAGACTCTTCTCCAACTATCCTTGGATGGCGGTAGATATATATGCCCTCCATGTTTTCGCTCATCCCCGCTCTTGCTCTTGGCTTTGACCTTGTCTTCAGAAGCTTGCTCGTAATCCTCCATGATCGTTTCAATTCGTATATGTTAGCATATGGGTAGAACTGGATGCCTTGTGAAAAGAATTCATCAAACTGATAAAACCTGAATCTGCCCACCCGTTTGTCATTGAAGTATAACCAAATGTTTGGGTTTAAAACTCTCCCGACCTCCATATCACTATTGCACACGGTTCTTTCTCTGTTGCATCAAGAAAATCATACTCAAAACGGCCACCGACTCCCTGTATTCTTCTCCATCTGCAAAAAGTACTTCGGAGGCTATCGTAGTGTTTGGTAGTAAGTCCGGGAAAGACGATGTACCTGACATTTTCTTTAGTAAAGCCTGAAAAGTCATATTTAATCGGCCTTCCAAATTTTTTCCTCTCCGTGAATAAAGGGACATCTTTTTTCACTTCTTTGGTTTCTTTTTGACGTATGACATTCTTTTGGCATCATCTCCATGACAGAGAACCATTCTCTTGCGGACAAGAAATCCTCCGTTCCATCCCAAGCGGACATTGCTTTCATCTCCCCAGAATAAAATTGTTCCTTCAGGGAAATGTTCATTCTTGCCTTCCACTCTGCCTCTGTCCGTGTAAAACTCACGGATGTTTTGAGTAGGCTTTTGAAGAGTGTCATAGCTGATGAGTTCTATGTTGGGAATGATGAGTCCCGAAGCAGACCTTGCCGTCTCAATGGGTTTGCAGTAGATGTATTCCCCCACCATATTGCCATCTATGGAAATGACACTTTCGGGGAGAACAAGCAAATGACCATCAATTTTTGGCATATGCCCCCTATACACGGAGTGAGCCTCAGAAAACCAAAAGGTGGCTTTCTTTCCTACATAGGCAGCATTATGCTCTGCAAACAAGGGAGCCTTGACAATTGTCCCTTCCTCGCATAGCCCATTCGTTTCGTTATATATATTCGATGGGCTATGCAAAAGCAGAGTGCCGTATTCAACTGTTTCCCTGTAAATCCCGGTGATTTCAACAAGGTACTCCCTTAAAGGACGCAGGCTTTCCGTGTATTGTGTGACAAATGCCATTACAGAATGCAATGAATGTCGAATTCCCTCATAATGAGGTATTCAGTTTTGTTGAACTCGGCTCTTGTCCCTGCTCCACGAGTGTAGAGAACCTTGTCTCCCACTTTAACCACCTCCACTTTGTTGCCGGTGGAAATAACCTCGCCCTGCGGAGGAGATTCTTTGGCAATGTCAGGAATTATAAGAGTGCCTTTGTCATCATAAAAATCAGCAGCCTTATCCGGAAGGACAAGAACCCTGGTATCAATCATCGTTACTTTTGGATGCTGTTCCATACTATGTCTTTTAGGTTTGGGGGCGTATAATTGTTTGATTTTAAAACTTTTCCGTCTTCTCTGTATATTGGGTTTCCGTCATCATCCAACTTGGACATATTGCTGCGGTGAACCTCATCGAACAAAGCCGGCAACTTTTCTGCAATACCATACTCAATTGCCGTGCCAATCAGAATATAGAAACAATCTGCTATGGCATCTGCCACATCAACAATATCTCCGTTTGATCCGGCCTCAAACAATTCAACCACCTCCTCATCAAGAAGGCGGTGGCGCATTATCACCCTTTCTATGGGGATGAATTTTGGCGAGGTGGCTATGGGGTGCTTGAAAGCTTTATAAAACTCCAGCACTTGTTGAACTTGCTTTTCCATAATTCTGTGTAGCGCACAAAACTATGGCAATTTTTTCACAAGTCAAACTTTCTTTCTTTGCTCCTTAGTAATCTCTGCGTGGCATTCCTTGCACACCACCTCAAGCAGAGAGGTGTCCTCAACGAAAAGCCGCTCACAAAATCCCGGCAAATCAGCATAGGATTTAAGGCTTCCTACAGGAATAATGTGATTCACCTCTACGCTTTGTCTGACAAGCATACGCTTGCATTTGCAACATTTGTAGAGGGTTTTGATTTTGCCCCCTATGTTGCATTTTACAGATGCTTCACGAAGAGCCACCTGAAATGGCTTCCACCAGCGGCTTATGTTTCTAAGGCCGGCTCTGATTTTCCCCATATGCATACTGTCCGTCTCCGTGCCATTGTTCCGGGTTCTTGGCACACGGGCAACAACGGGTTTCTTTTTACTTCTCATACACAATTTCGTTAGGCTCCGGTATATAACAACCCAACTCTGACACGGCAAATATGCGGATTTGTTCAATGTATTCATTCATCTCAACAGTGTTGAGAGATGTAGTGGAACGGACAAACATTTCACTTGTTCCGTCAGATACGTCTTTAGCGTATTTGAGAAACATCCGTTGCATGAGCTGGTGTGCCTCGTCTTTAGTGAAGCCTGTTTCTTCACTGAGGTACGCCAGTACAACTCCAAAATAGTACCTTGACTGCTGCAAGGTTCTTTGGGCTTTGTTCTTCTTCAAAGATACGGCAAAGCTGCCTTTCAGATTCTTCAGAACGGAGAATAACTTACGCTTGTCATCCTCCTTGTCAAAATTGATTAATAAGTCTATCATTTTGCTTTCTTGTTTTTTGATTTTGTATAACTTGCTTGAGGTTTGTGATATCTATCACCTTGCTTCATGTAGATGGTGAGATGTGGAAGAGGAGGAGGATTTTCTCCACGAAGCATTTGCCTCTCCCAGTCTGCTCTTTTAAAATAGCCCTCAATCGCTCTGTAAGCATCTGTTTTTTCTCCGATGACTTCAGAGTTGTAAAATTCTTTTGCGTGTCTTATGCTCAATGTTATCAGCCTCATTTGGGATTTGGCAGAGAGAATGGATTTCCAATTTGTAGAATGCACACAATTGTCCACCATTTCAAGCAACTCCTTTCGCTCTTCCATCATCTGGGCATCATTCCACGTTTCCTGAGGAGGCTGGCAAATGTAAGCATAGCAGAAAGTGTGGAGAATGTCCCACTTTCTTTGGTCAATGTCAGAAAGGAGCCTCTCCATTTTCAATTGCTATGGCAAGTTGGTTTGATTCAAACGCATCTATCCGGCTATAAAATTCTTTCACCCTCACCTCCCCATTGAGTGTGTTACCCACAACATAGCAGTCGTTGTTCCAATTTGGAACAGGTACGGAATCAACCTTTGGGTCAAAACGGATGGTTTCGTATCGGCCATTGTTGAAATTCCACTTAAAGAAAGCCTCCTCGCCTCCCTTTCCTAAATGCTGGAACTTTACCTTTAAAGTCTTTACACGGACAAAATCCAAGTCCATATCCCTTACCACGCCCAAAATGTGGTAGGCCATATCAAACATCTCCCCTCCTCCTTTGATGTCATAGGCATCCGGCATTTGGTAGGTATTTGTTCCTTCAATCTTTTTCATCTTCACTGGATGGGCAACGAGATAGACAATGCTCTTTGTCCTCTTGCAGAAGATGTCAATTTCGTTTAGGTAGTCGGAGGTGTAGTCATTCACTTGTTTGTTTGCACTCTCTTTCAGCCTGGTCTTGTTGTATGGATCAATCACAAAAACTTTTACACCCTTTCTGCGGACAAGTTCTTCAAACTTCTTGAGGATTTTGTGAAGGTCATAGCCATCCTCAAACTCCACATGAAGAAAGTTGTCTCTGTAGAAATCCTTTGAAGCCCTAAAAGCAGACGACCTTATCTGTTGCTCATTTTTGGGTCTGTACCCAAGAATCTTCCTAATGATTTTGTCAGCATGAAGATAGTTTGGCTTGTTCTCCGGAGAAGCGAATGCCGTTTTCATTCCGTAACGCAATGCATAGCCAAGACAAATGCTGTCAACAAATTCACTTTTGCCTGAGCCGGGAGGACCGGTGATGATGGAATATTGACCAGGCTCTATGGAATAGATGTCATCAATAGCCTCCATTCCGGTGGTGTATCCTTTGGGACTGCCGTTAATGTAGAAATTCTCAAGATCGTATTCAAAGTCATCCAATGTCTGGATGTTTTCCAAAGGGAACTGTGTGGCATTTCCAATCGTTGCAGCCAATGCCTCCTTGCCATACTTGACCAAATACTCATTCGCATCCTTGCAATCCTTGAAATCAATGAGCCAGCACTTCTCCATTCCAAACCTCCGAACCAATTCCTGCTTTCCGTGATTGCCCGGCTCATCATTGTCAACGGCAAGGTATATCCGCTCTTTGTTCTCAAAGTAGTGGTAGTAGTTGTCAAGAAACTGAAGATTGATGCTGCTTGTGCCATCAGGTCTTGGAAGCGTGAAGCCATTTGGAACGCTGGTTACATTCTTAACTCCGGCCTCCACATAGGACAAAGCATCCCATTCACCTTCCACGATTACGCAAAACTCCTCGTGAAGAATGCCATCAAGGTTGTACATAATCAACTCGCACCCCTTCTCAAACTTAAAGTCCTTGTTGGGGCCACGATATTTTACATTCACCAACTCTCCCTGAAACTTGTATGGGAATTCCATCACCATCACCTCCTTCTGAGCCTTTGGCATCCATTGCTGGCTAATAGTGATTCCCATCTCTTCAAGAGTGGCCCTACTAATCCCACGATCAGTTTGGCTATGCGTAGCCACTTTCTCCGGGATGAATGGTTTTTCTGTTCGGGGCTGAGGTTTTAAGTATTCTTTCATCTCCCGCTTTTTCTTGAATGTGTGAAGCTGCACTTTCTCTCCGCAATGGTTGCAATGGCCCAAGCCAAGCTTCCAATTGACGGACATACACTTTTGCGTTTTGTTTTTTGTGCGGCTTTCGCTGCAAAGAGGACAAGTCCATGCCGTTGCTCCCTGCTTAATGCCGTGGACATTGTACTCATCAATTTCAAACCCATTAATTTCCATCTGACCTTAGTCCCAATATTCGTAGACGATTTCAAAAGTGCTGTCCGGATTTCCTGAAACGAGGAGGTCGTATTCTTCCCTCGTTGCCACTTTCACCCTGTCTGGGTAGTCCGTGTCAAAGTATTTCACTTTGGCTTTCCGTGGAGGAGTTGATTTAGCTGGGGCAGCGGCAAAGTTATTTTCTTTCGGTTCAAAGAATCCCTGATAGTTCATTGCCATTGATGTTTCCACAATTTCCATTGCTTTTTCAGGATTGCCTTTAGAAATTTTCCAAAGACGATTGATCATGGTCTGGATTGATTTAACCCCAGCATACTTCTGTTTCTTTTCGGCTTTGTACTCAAGCCACTCTGCTACGGCTTTGTCCAATCCTTTGTAATCAATCCGGACATTTTCCCCCTTGGGGGATAAAGGGGGATTATTCTTATTTCTTTGTTGTATATCTGTGTTCTTTATTAGGTGCTCACCATGAGCATCGGTCCGGTGCTCACCATGAGCATCGGTATCGTCATTCCGTTGCTCACCATGAGCATCGGTAGAATACATTTCAGGGGCGTTTTTGTAAATTGAATAGTCATAAATCAAGTAGCCTTTACCATCAAATTTGCCATCCTTTTTTACAAAATCTGTTTCGCACAAATAGCCACATTGCTTCATCTCTTCAAAGCATCTGTCAATAGTCCTCCTACTTACCGCAAGCCTTTTCTGTAAGTCGTTTTTCCTAATAACCCAATCTTGAGGTAACGACAAAAGATACACTAAAACACCCCTTGCTTCTATTGTCATTCGACTATCTTGAATAACCTCATTGCCAATCACAACAAAGTTGTCTCTTCTCTTTGTGCGCTTTATAAATTCGTTCTTATGCTTTTCCATATCTACTATAGATTAATATTAGGGAAAAACTCTTTTTCATCTGCAAAGGCATACCAAAACCTATTAATCTCTGGCTTGCTTTTCTCTCCAAGAATTAATACGCCTTGATTTACAAGTGATTCGCAAATTCTTTTAATCTGCTTCTTTGACCAATAGGGCCAAGTTTTTTGCGTGGAAGGAATAACTAATAATGCCCATGTTCGGCCATCATAAAAGTTCCTGTTGTTCGCAATGTCCTGCACAATAAAGTGCTGGAGTGAATTAATCATTATGGCTTCTGAAAGGCCATACTTTTCAGCGTGATAAACATTAAACGAGTGATACATAAAATAAAATGTCCTTTGTCTGCCGTTCGGGGTAGCGGACCCTACTAAGCAAACAAAGGACTTTTAAAGTTTTTAACCCGGAGCCGCTACTCTCCTGCCTTTCGGCTCTGCAAAGATAGGCAGACTTATTTCACAATAGCAAAAAAATTAATCAAAAATATCTCTCACCCTCTCCCAGGCATTCATCAATGCACCTTGACCTTGAAGCCTATTGCTTCCTCCCCTTCTTCCGGCTGGACCTGGGCTATACAGAGGTCTATTACCCCTTGTCCCAAACGAAACCCTTTCTACATTCTCCTGACGAGGAACTCTTTGAGGAGGCCGTGCTACAGGCTGAACTATTGAAGGAGCCTCCCGTTCTGTAGAAGGGAACTCTTTAGGAGCCATTCTTGTGCTATATCCCGGAACGCTAACCAAGTCGGGAGCAAGTCCGTTCTTAGTCCTTTGCTTGTACAAATACACCGTATCCGGCTGTATCCTTGTGTCGTACATGGACATAGGAGCCGCTGGGTTGATTATTTGACTTTCAATTTCCCTTTGTTCAAAACGCTCAGGGCTTATTTGTCTGGCATAATCACCAAAAGGAAGCACCCCTGCCGTTCTGCCCTGCTCAGAAGCCATTGTTGTACGGCCCTTCATTGCCTCTCTTTGAGCCATAGCATTACGGGCATTCTCCAGCTTTGACATAGCAGCAGCCTTTGGCATACTCCTTTTACGGCTAATGGTTTCATCAGGCTCGTACATACGCTTCCCCCTTTCATCACGAGCGTTCTCCATGAATTGTCTTACAGCCTCGCTCCTTTGGATGAGGTCAAGCGTGTCTTGCCTTGTTGGAGCAGCAAGTCCCCTTACGGGCGAGAAACTCACCGGACCTTCTCCTTCGTCTATTCTGTATGCCATATTATTATCCTGTGTATCGGGCTGATTGCTGTTGATTTTCGTTTTGAGCAATGTACTTCATCATCTCGTTGATTTGGTCATCAGAGAGTTCAAGGTCTTTTGAGAGCTGCTTGTACTCGTCTATCATCCCGTTCTTTTTGAAATAATCCTGAATCTGGTCTTTGTACTTCTTAATGTCAAAGTCTTCGTTCATGTTATGACCAAATTTATCAGCAGCAAGACGGCGAAGTCCTATCATCCTTGTTGCCACCTCCGTGTCGTTTTGGTCAAGATGTGTAAACATAGGGTCATTATGGATTTCCCTAAACTCAGGATTGTTCCAATCGGGGCCATATTTTTGAGCGTATTCACTGCCTTTTTCTTTCCTTAAAGCCTTGTATTCGGCATTCATTCTATCCTGAGCTTGCTTAATTTGTTGAACTTTTTCGGGGCCTAATCTTGATATAGCAAAGTCATCTATTTCTTTCTTAATTTTTTTCCCATATGTGTTATAAGATGGGCTAACTAAATCGGCAAGAAGCATTTTTTCCTTTACCACCGGGCTTTCAGAATGTTTTTGTAATTGCTCTGTCACCATTCCGGGATAAGGTATTTCTCCTTTTTTCTCAGAATAAGCGAATCCTCCAAGGTCCCCCGAATGAGAGGAATGACCAAGCTCATGCCTTAACACTTGTCTGTAAAGATTTGGGTTGGTGTTTATAGTTCCGTTTTCAACATCTTCACTCATTACAATTTGAGGGAATCCCTTTTTCGACAACTCTCCTTTTGAGCCTCCTGGTAAATAAAATGAATGAGATGAAACGAGTGGGAAGTATTGAGCGTAGGGCATTTCGGAATCCCTTACTTGGCTAAATTTACCCCTTGAAATAGGGATTGTAGTTACTTCGTCAAGTCTTCGCTTGTATTCGTCTTCTACAATTTTGTTATGACTTTTGCTTGATGGGTTGTAGCTGTCGTAGAATATCTCTTTCTGAAGTCTTTGCTTGTAGGAGGGATGCCTCATGTATTCCAGCATCTTTTCCCGTTCGTCCTGCTCAATGGCAATCTTTTCGGCATCAGAGAGTCCTCCGGGAACGGCACGACGATTTGGGTCTTGTCTTACAATAGGCTCAGATTTTTTTAACCCTGTAACAGGAACGTCTCCAACCAAGCCTCTTTGAGGACGAAAAAGTTTTTTGAAAAAGTTTTTTACAGGGCCGTCATCTTGATTTGATGCTTCCTCCGGCCTCATAAATCCAAAGTCTGTGTATTGTGCCATAACGCAAATTTAAATTATTTTTCCCAGAACACTTCCTCGCCCCTCCTGTAATGCTTCATGTTCTCCTTTGCCTTGTGATTGACAAAGTGTTTCTCCTTGTAAACAACATAATTGTTGGGGAACAACACAAATTGCCCGCTGTCAAGCTGAATGAGGGAAAGGGGCTTGTGCTCCGCAGGATAGCGGCTGTAGCCGTCCTTCCAGTCCACAATGATGCCTGTGTGCCTCCCGTTAGGACCAGGGGATAGCATCTCCGTTGCCTCAAGCCCTTCTAAGAACGGCATATAAACGGCTTCTATTTCCTCCCCCATTCCTGCCCACGGCATCAGCATCTCAGGGCCGTAACGGAAATCTTCTGTGACTGACAATGCATGAATTGGCAGTCCACTCCAATGCGCCCCTGATTCGAGGAACACATGGCAAGAGAGCGTTTGATACTCCCGGCAATATATCCCGTGCCAAATAGCCTTTGTAACGCCCTCCGGCATTTCAGGGCCGAGGAACGAATTGTTCACGTTCACATAGAAATGGAACGGAAGGGAGGCGTGTTTGGGCATTATTTCTTGCCTGTCACTTTCTTCATCACCGCCTCGGAAGGACGCTTAACGGGAGCGACAATGGCGGCTGGCTTCATAAGACTAACGGCTTCAAGAGAATCTTTTTTAGCCATGTCCCTATACTTTTTTGCAATATCAAGCCTTTCTTGTCCCACAGGAAGTAAAGTTCTATCGGCCAATTTGTTGTCCCATGAATACCCAGTTGAGCCTGGCTTAACTTTGTTTTTTATTTGAGCCTTACCAAATTCTTCTTGTTCGGCTGCAAACCTTTTTCTTTCATTTGACCGCCTCATTAGTTCTTTAGCTTTTTGCTCTTTATTATCGTCTGCCATGTCTTTGTTGTTTAATGTTGAAATGCAAATTTACACTTTATTACCGTTTCGCTTTACACTATGCGTCCGTTCTTTATTCGCTTGTTGTGAACGTAAGCCTGTCCGTCCTCCGGGAGATTGAGGCGTTTGAAAGTGTAGCCTCCGGTGGTTTTTCTTCTGTTGTTTAGGCAAGCTGAGATTTTGGTCGCTGTGACATTAAGTGCGGAGGCAGCTTTGTGGATGCCCTCATAAACTCCCACTTGAACACCATCTTTGTATGCAGCAACTTCTCCCATGTAATTGTAGTTCCGTTTGCCGTACATAGGATTGTTTTCTCCTATGCGCTGCTTCATTAAGGCTATGTGTTCGGGAGATAGCTTTTTGCCCTTGTTTCCTTCACTAATTTTTTTTCTTATTTCGTCAGTAAAAATAATAGGGTTGTTCTTGCGTTGTTCGCTCATTATCTGCCTTCTTTCCAAAGAGTAAACCCTTCCCTTGCTGGCAACACTTAGTCTTTGCCTATGCTCTGCCGTAAAAATTCTATTAGCGCATCCATCCCCGCCATCTGTTAAGTTGCACAATGGTCCGGTCCCAAGATTTTTTCTACCATAGAGCTTTATAAACTCCGTTTCTTTGGCTTTTGCCGTTTCTTCATCAATGTCATCAATCAGAATCTCAACAATATGCTTGGTTTTAGATGCAATTTTTAACCAAAATTTACTTCTTCTGCCTTTATGAGTTTCATAAGCTCTTTTGTATTCTGAGTCGAATCCAATGCCAATATAGAACGGCTCGTTCTTGTCAAGCCTTATGTGTCTATAAACGTATGCCATTACAATACCTTTCCGTTTTTAATTCTTTTGTTCTCCACAGAGAAATCTCCATTCTCCTCTAAAGTTATCAAACAAACCCCATGATTCCAAGAGTTTATTGGCATATACAACGGAGTTAGCTCGCATAAAGCACCAACAGACCAAGTGGTAATCATCTGTCCGTTAATGTCTTGCTCGACATGAGACGAAGTGCGGTGCGAATGTCCACACATAGCATTAGCCTTGGCCCTCAAATACAGCCCCCTTGCAATGTTCACAGGACTGCTAATGCCGGAAGGAAACTCATGGCCGTGCGTAATGTTCAAATTGCCGGCTTTAATTATCCGCTTGTCCCCCACGAAAGCAAGAGGAAACTCCGGCCCAAGCCGTTTCCGAAGGATGTTCTCCAGCGTTATTTCCTTCATCTCCTCCAGGTCTTGCAGCCCCGCCATTTCCCCCATCTTCTGCCATAGGAAATGCTCGAAACGTTCATCATGGTTCCCCATTTTAAACACGAGGCCGTTCTTAGGCTTTAACGCAACGTATATGGCCTTCAGAAGCTCAATGCCTGTCCTTATCTCTTCCGCAGGAGAACGCTTGTCTGGGTCCTTTAAAAACCGTGAGAGGCCATAGAAATCAAAGAAGTCCCCTCCTATTACGACAATTGTAGGCTCATGCGCTTTAAGCCACTCCAAAGCCGCTGTGAGAGCCTCTATGCTGTGATAGGGACAATGTATATCAAAAAGGGCTGCAATTCGCTGCGGCCCTTCTATAACGTGTGGAACGTATTCTTTCTCTTCGCTCGGAGGGAGGCTGTACGGATTGTAAGGCCGGGGCGTTTCCATTAAATATTCTTTGGTTTTCGTAATTTTTTTAATGTTTCTATTTCCCCTTTTCCCTTCAATGTAGCGTAACGCCGTTCTTGCGTCTTCCACATCCGCAAAGAGAAGCGTATGCTCGGAATACATTATTCTCGCCAGCTTCTTTGTGGGCATTTCCATTCCGTATTTATCACGAAAAGAACGGGCAACATTGGCTTTTGTCATTTCAATTCATTGAGGCACAAAAATAAATAAAAAAAACGGACACTATAAGCACCCGTTTTTCCATTAGTTCCTAAGCAAAATGGAATATTTATACCCGTTTTTTCCTATCTATTCGTCACAAATGTAGCACTATTTCCTTTCAATGTGGAACAGGGAAAGAAACAACGTCCATATGGCAAGCAACAAGGCAGCCACTTTACGCCATGCCCCTTTGCGTTCCGTTTCCTCTGTTGCGTGTGTTTTCAGGCGTTCAACAAGGGCTTTCTGCTTGCGTATTTCCTCCTCAAGCCGCCATTTGTTGCGTATTAAAGCCGCCTGTTCGTTCTGGAGAATAACAATTTCGTTCTCCAAACTCTTAACTATTCGCTCTGTTTCGTTCTTCATTGTCAAGCCATTCAGAAAGCAAATGTCGGAAAATATCCTGTTTCTTCCGCTGACCTATGACAACAAGCATCTTGTCCCACACCTCATCACTCACCATCACCGTGAACTTCTTCCCCATTTTCTCCCCCTTTGTTCTCCCAAGAGGGACAAAACCCATCTCACGGGAGAAATACCACTGAAACCTACAGAAAGACCCCTTTAACGTAGCCGCAGAAATTGTTCTCTCAGGAATACCAAGAGCCTTGGAAGCCTCCATAAGCGTCTTGTGAACGCCTACAATCTTCAGGGACTTATTGTATTGGTAGATGCTCATCGTTTTATGTTCTCAATAGCCCTGTTTAAATACCATGCCGCCTTTTCAAGGTCCTCCCTATACTTCCATTCCCCCTTCTTCCCCGCTCTGGAAATGTATTTTACAACATTGCCAAGGCAAAAGTCAAGGTCCCATGCCTCAATCACCTTAATGGCCTCGTATAAATTGTCCTTGCCTCCGTAGTGGGGAGGGTGGGACACGTTGCTTTCCTCTGTTTTAGGGACAGCCATTTCGTCCCATTCGTCCTGTGTCATGC